AGCTGCGTTCCAAATGCTATAACCTTCGTTAATACCTGCATTTAGAGCTGCTTGGCACATACGCATAACCATTTCGCGATCGATTTCAGCTTGGATTTCATAGCTCATGGCGTTAGTGATTTCGTTGTCGATATCAATACCGTTCATGTTCTTTAGATCCTGCTCTAACTCGACGCTCCAACGGGCTGCTAGTCTACGAGTACCAGCTTCAACAGCTGTCTTTTCGAAACTGATAACAACCTGAGGAATGTTATGTGTGAACTCGAAGTTCTGTAGCATCTGTGCGACACCTTGATCTTCGGTCATCATATCAAATACACCACTTAAACCGCTTAATGAGGCACTTGATGCACCTGTGTAAGCTGTGTTAAGATAGTTATATCCCATTTCCTTACCATCAGACTGGCTACGGGCCCAATTTGCTGATGCGTTAGGCATACATGCGGATGTATCCCAGGCGCTATCACTGCAAGGTTGACCTGCACCCAATGCGGTATCTTCATAACGATAACGTAATGCGAATACCAATCCGACAGGACCACTCATAGGCTGAACACCAACGATTTCGTTAGTGATAAGCTCAGGGAAGGTACGACGAATCATGGGAATTAAAACCTTAGGCAAACGGGCATCGCCTGTTGCATAAGAGTCTACATTACCTACGCTACCACCGGTTTGACCGTTAGTAGTTAAAGGTGTTGGGCCGTAACCGAACACGCCTGCGCCACCAGCGACATTGCCAGATTCACGTAAGCACCATCTCTCTTGGTTTTCCAAAAGAATTGCGGTGTTAAGACGAGACTGCTCATCTTCAATTGCTGGGACATTCTTTGACTCATAGCTCAAAATAGGATCCCACTTCTCTAGAAGTGCTCCTGCGCGATCTTGATCTATATAAGCCGGACTATTTTTTATTACTCTACTCATTTTTATTTATTTCCTTCTTAAATTTATTTTCTATTGCCCAAGTCGACACGACTTAGTGCATCCAAATAACCGTTTACAGAATTATCTGTCTCAGATGTTGCATTTTCGCCAATTGATTCAAGAACTAATTTGGGAGTTGCAACTTTGTTTGTAACGGCATGTTGTTGCGCTTCCTCTTTAATAACCTCGCGGCCATCGTCCTCTTCTCTCTTATACATCTCAACTACGTAGTTAAAGTTTTCTTTAACATATTCAGGGTTCTTATCTTTAAGAACTCTCATTACAAAGTTTCTCTTCTCGTTTGGGAATGAACTGGTGTTCTTTTCCAAAATTAGTGCTGTATGAGCCATATTAAATTTCTTGTTGATTTCAACATTCTCTTTAATAGTTTTGTTTAACTCGTTGCGCAAATCATCAATAGTCTGTTTACCATCTTGTAGCGCTTCACGAACGTTTTCATTAATAAAGGCCTTATCTACTGATACGATCTTCTTAACTTGCTCTAACATTCTACGTGCTTGTGTATTTTCAGTTGCTTCAGCAATTTGACGAGCTGGAATAGCACGGTCAATGTAAAGTTCCAAATAATTACTAATTTCATCAACGAAAGCATCACGGAACTTAGCTGCCTCTTCCTTAATAATACCATTATAGCGCTTAATAATAGTCTTTAACTTGTTGGAATGGTCTTCATCAATCTTCTTAACAACAGATACCAACTTATTTGTGTGATCTGTGTCAACTGCTTCTAAAAGCTTGGTTAACTTAGCAGAGTGGTCTTCATCTAATTGTGTAAGAGCATTCTGAACCTCTAAATCAATTCTTTCTTGCGCTTTTGCTTCTACTGCAACATCAAAAGCTTCGGCAATTGCCTGTTTTGACTCTACAGTCAAGGCATCTCCGCCTATCTTCTCTAATACTTCTTGTATTTTGCCCTTCATATATTTACTCCTAAATTATTTGTCACCATTTAATGCACAAGCATTAGGCTTTTTCAAATTATTTTTGATACGAGCCTTAATCTTTTCGTTTATAGCAGATTGCAAAGAAGAATCAGCCTTAGCGTAATCTCGTTCACTTAAATTTTTAATGAATTCTAATAAAAATCTCTTATCGTTCATGTAGACACTCCATATTTCATTAATTATTTACTCCAATTGTGTTACTTTTTATCATTTTTTCGGAAATATTCTTCTTATACATTCTTTAAAGCATTAATGAATGATAAAACTTGTTCTAATAAAAACTTGTCTTTATCATGCGTTGGTAACTTACTGCAATTTTCTTCTAAATTAGCGTGTTGAGCCTGTACCCACTCACAAATTGTTCCATCACATTTTAGAATCCATTGTTTTGACTCTAAAACTGCACTTACAAAGGCATCTTGTACGGAAGGATCATGTACAATATCATTAGCTATATAATGGAAATCACTAACTTGATTAGCTCCACCCATTTCATCTAATTTACCTAAGGCGCGACTACTAGTTCCTAAACGGACACCATCCATTAGCAAACTTCTAACGCACTGTCCTATTGGATTACTTAAAATTTTGCTCTCCCCAATAAACAAATTACCGTCTTTTTTAAGACTGGTAATCATATGACAAGCACGTTCTGGATTTACTTCAACACTAGTTGGGTGATTAAGCTCACCAATACTTCTAAAGGTTTTAACCATTTCATTTGTATAGCGATCGACCTCTTTGGTCATTTCATCTATTTGGTAGATACGTCCGTTTTTGTTCTTCTTTTCGGCCATTAAATAGGGACCTCTAATGAAAAGCTCACGGGGCTCATTTTTATTCTTTTCTTCTAAAACAACATCTAAGTCAAACGTAGGTTGTTCAATTAATAATTTTAATGGTTCTGACATAGTTTATATCCTTATAGTTATTTACCCAGTTTATGTTGATTATATTAATAATCGGGTAAATCTTTTTCTGTAACTACCAAAAACTTGTAGTTATTCTTTTTACACCAATCCCGTGTTGTTTCCCATTTACACTGATTAACAGCATAAGTGTATTGTTCATAAAAAATGGTAGATGCCTTTTTCTTACCAGGCTTTCCAGGTGGTAATGTTTGTTTATATGGTTTAATCTCAATGATGTACTTCTGTATACCTTTATCAGTATTAAAGGTTACATTAAAATCGGGATAGTATCTATGTTGCTTGGGTGGGCTTCCATCTTTATTAGGTTTATAATAAGGAATAGCAATACTCTCAATGCCCCATTTCATAACCTTTGAGTTATCATCTAACCACCTACAGGCATTTAATTCTAACTTAGATCTATAGAATATGGGATATTTACCATCATATTTTTCAGGGTGATGGGGATGAAAGGTCCCTTGTTTGTAAGTTTTATAGGACATCTTTTACATCTCCAGCGACTCTTGATTAACCATAGCATGATATTTTGCAAATGGCATTTTTAATTTAGAGGCTATTTCACCTTGCTTATAGCTTCCAAATCCAGGTGTTTCCACTCCTAGTGCTTTCCCTAACCCTGCAACTTCATGTGGCTTCTTTATAGTGGGTTTTTGTTCTGTATCACTATCGAAAAATTCATCCATTGTAAAAAATTTCGAAGATAGTAAATGTTCGTCAAAATCATTATGTTGTTTTGAATTTCTAATTTCCCACAATGTTGATGCTGGTGCAATATCTAATGTATTTAACATATCTATAAATAATGATTTATATGGTTTAGCATTTTTAGGATCTTCCCATATGCTAATATATACTCTGTTATCTGATATCTTCCAAAGTCTACCAAAGATAAATCTTTCGTCATAAATATTACGACTATAATCACTTATCATTTCTCCTACTTCACCATATTTTATATGTGGTAATTCGGTTGGTTTATTTATAACAACGCCTAAACCATACTCCTTTAAAATATCCTTTTTAATAAGTGATGCTAAATTCGCTTTATAATACATTAAGGTATTAAAAATAATTTCTAATATTCTTTTGTGTGAAATAGGAGCATCTGTGTATATTAGTACACTATTATCATTATCATCGGATAATATCATAAAAGGAGTAGCTGTTTTATCGAACCAAGAATGTATATCACCACCAACTAAAATGTGGTCTGGCGTTTCTTTTAATATTTGAGGCTCTAATCCTATAAATCTTTTATAAATGTGGCTCTTTTTCATATAATTATTTAGGGTAATCTATGAGAAATTTGTCTAAAGGTGTAAAATCATTATCTAATATAAAAAGATAATTATAGCCTGCATTCTTCACTGCTTGTGCTTTAAGAAGTTGAATTTCGGGACTTTGTTTTCTTTCTAAAATATACCATGATTTAGTTTCAACTATGGTGTTTAATTCTGGTAAATAAAAGTCCGGATAATAATAATGAAGTTTTCCGTCACTAGTATTATAAGGAAATTTCATTATAGTATCAAAATTAAAATCATTTTCTTTAATCAATTTATTTTTAAAGCAATAATCTAAAAATTGTGGTTCATAACCTTGTAATTTTATTATGCGACCGGACGGCAATTTATATTCCTTATGAGTTGCCATTGATTTGCGTTGTTTTCTTATTGTTTCTGGATTTTGGGCGGTTATAGCAGAAGTTTCTGCTGCTGATCTTCTGGAAATATTATTTTTATCAAAGAAAGCTGCTACAGTTGGTGCAGTACAATTATATAATTTAGCTATTTGATACATTGTATACATTTCTTTATGATGTAAATTATGCAATTTATCTTTATCTTCTATTGGAATGGTATTATGAATATTATTTTTTCGTATAATACCTTCTTTATCCATAAACGCGGCTAAAACTGCAAAATCATAATTATATTTTTGTATAAGAGGTGTAAGAGACTTATATTGATTATATAAATTAATTACGTCTTGTTTATTTTTTCTTAAAACTTCAAAAATAGGACCCCATGATTTAACTTGACGTTTTATAATGTTATGATTTTTTAAATATGCCCTTAACGTACCAATAGAACAATTATATAGTTGACATATTTCTTCTTTTGTTTTGCCTGACAAATATAAAGATTTAATTTTAGATACTTCTTGGGGGGCGATATAAACCCCACCTACAGATTCCTGTATTGTTCTTAAATTAATATTATTAGTTTTAAGCAATCTTGTAATAGTGCCTTGACCACATTTATATTGCTTTGATAATGATATTATAGATTTTCCGTCTTTATAATCTTTAATAATATCAATATATGGAAGTTTATTAATTACATAGTTTTTATATTTCATGTAATTATTTACCCGTTGGGATAAAAATTACAACGGTATTACCTCACCTAACCAATAAAAAACTTGATTTGAGAAACTTCCCCAAACCCGTCCATTAACTCTGCT